TTATCGTTACTGTTGGCGGCGTTGTTACTGAAATCAACCCGGTTGCGGCGCAATCTGTTGAGGAATTACAGGCCCGAATTACTGAGCTTGAAAATGCACTTGCAGAAGTACAACCGATTATCGCAAATTTATCTTCGATCACAGGAGAATTTACGCCAAGCGCTAAGGCACAAAGAACCGTTCAAACCGGTCCGGGCCGCGCGGAAGGTGCTGCAAAAACTAAGGCTGTTTCGACGTTCGATAAATCGCAAATTAAGCCGAACCAACGTAGAAATAAATAATTCAAATTTTAATTAACTTTTAATAAATAAAAAAATGATTTTAAATCCTTCAGACTTGACCTTTAACGGCCAGGAAGCAAAAGACATAGGCGAAGCAGTTATCGAAAGTATTTTCGAAAATCCGGCGGTTGCTGATTTAATGACGGTTTACGACGGGATCGTTACAAAAAAACAAATTCCTTTCCTGGGATTACTTTCAAAAATTACTAAAAAAGATGCCGGTTGCGGTTCGGGCGTTAGCGCGAATAATATTCCAATGACTGAGAAATTTTGGGAACCAGAAAATCTTAAAATTTGGTTACAATTATGCGCTGAAGATTTATTAAATTCTTTCTGGGTGTATGCTCAACGTTTAGGAATGGACAGAAGCGACGTTACCGGAACAACGATTGCTAGCTTTGTAGTTGAGCGCATGACTTCGGCGGCCCAGGAAGATCTATTACGCATTATTTGGTTCAATGATAAGGCCGCGGAAAATTTTGTTGATGGCGGAGTAATTACAAACGGTGTTTCTTTAACAGATTACACAATTATCGATGGTTTATGGAAACAAATTTTTGATGTTGTTGCTGGCGATGCTTCACGTTTAAATGCAATTCCTGAAAATGCTTTGTTAACAAAAACGGCTCAAATGGCTTTGGCTACAAACCGCGCATTTAATACTTTCCAAAAAATGATTAGCGCGGCCGATGCACGTTTAAAAGCGGCGCCGGATAAAATAATTATTTGCACGTCAAGTTTGTTGGATAATTACGCGTCTTATTTAGAGGGACAAGGAAACGATGCTTCGTTTATTCGCATTGAAAACGGGTATTCGACGTTACGTTACAGAAATGTTACTGTTTACGGGATGGATTTTTGGGACCGCACAATTCAAGCGGATTTCGATAACGGAACTACTTACGATTTACCGCACAGAGCGTTATTAACAACTAAAATGAATTTGGCTGTTGGTAGCGATAAATTAGCTGATGCAGAAAGTTTCAAAGTTTATTATTCAGAAGATACAGAACTAAATAATTTTAAGGGCAAATACCGTGTTGACGCGAAGTTGCTGCAAGATTATTTAATCCAGGTAGCTTATTAATTAATTCGCGGGGGAATTAACTTTTCCCCGCTTTTTATTCACCAATTAAATAAAAAATAATTATGCCAACGGTAAATTGTCCCGGTATTAATGCCGATGTTTTTCTTGATTGCACCAAACCGATTTCGGCGGGTGTAAAAGATATGTTGTATTTGGTTAATTTCTCAGATATAGCAACGATTGTAGAAGATTTAGCTAACCCTAATTTGATCGAAAGTTTTACGCTTTCAGCGGGTGCATTTTTGTATCAATTTGAAGGTAAAAATAACTCGATTGATCCTAAAAGTACATTAGTAAAAGCACGTTATTCTAATACATTTAATCACGAATGTATGTTTAAAGTTTTCGATAATGCGAGCTCGATTAAACAGCAATTAGAATACATGACAAACGTAAAAGTTGTTGCGATCGTTGAAAATAACTATAAAGGATCAACCGGCGAAGTTCCGTTTGAGATTTACGGGTTACGCTCAGGATTAACAATTAGCGTTTTAGAGCGTATTGTAAACGACCAGGAAACCCAGGGAGCTTATAATATAACATTAAGCAGCTCAGAACAGATTAAAGAACCTTATTTGCCAGCTACGTTATTCGATACGGATTACGCAACGACTAAGGCGTTTATTCAAAGTTTGCTAAATTGATTTTGGACCAGCTAAAAAACGAGCTGGATGAATTAAAAAGCCCTTTGCTACATTCGAGAAAACCGGATGCAATGCAAAGGGTTTTTGCAATTTATACGGCCGTTACAGGACGCGAACCAAGGGGAACGCGCTGCTTTCAATGCGCGGTTGACGCGTACTTCGAATTAAAGAAAATTTCGACTTCTGGCGAAGGTTGGGATAATTCCGTAAATTTGAATTTTAAATTCAATACTAATAATAAAAAAACAATGGCAACTTTAAAGAAATATAAAATGCTAGTTACGCGGTTTCGCATGTTTGGCAGCCCGGATACAATAACGCCGGAAAACGCAACGGATGAAATAATTGATGCGATTTTAAAAATTAACCCGCAATTTTCGAAGTTTTTCCAGTTGATTGAAAAGCCGTCAAAAAATGAACCGGTTTTGGAAACTTTACCTGAGGTAACCGGTTACCTGGATAATGTAACCGGTTACCCGAATAAGGTTACCGATGAAAAGAAAATAGATTCCAGCGAATTCCAGGCGCCTAAACTCGAAAAGATTACTAAAAAAAAGGGCGGCCGTTATTCAAAAAAAACAATTTAATTAAAACTTTTATTTCGAAATGGAACACGGCAGCCGAATAACGATCCCGCGAACTAATAAGCGGTTGATTATAACTTCATTAAAACAGGAAAAAATATTAGGTTGGGATTCCGATAATGCTTACCCGCAAAGGATGGTTGACTTAATTGCGTGTTCCGGGGTTGCGACGCGTTGCGTAAATAGATTTAAAAGGTTCATCGTTGGACGCGGTTTTTCGGATCCATTAATTTATAAATCTGTAACCAATAAAAACGGGGTTACGATGGATAAATTATTGAATCTTTGCGCCAATGATTACGCCGCGTTATACGGGTTTGCAGTGCACGTAAAGTATAACGGATTAGGGCAAATTATCGAGCGTAATTACATGCCGTTTCAAGATACCCGGATTGCGCTTAACGGGCAAATTGCATATTACAATAACTGGGATGGAAGCAGCCAAACCAGCAAGTTTAATAGGGCCGATATTATTTATTTAAATCGTTTTAACCCTTCGAAAGTTATCGAGGAAATTAACGAACTAGAAGGATCTAATTACGCTGAAAAGGTTACTAAATATCCGGGCCAGGTGCTTTGGTATTCACAGGCCGGTTATTCGGCTTATCCGGTTAGTTTAGCTGATCCGGTTGCGGAAGATATTGAGACGGATTACCAGGCGAAATTATATAAAAATAAAAATATCCGGACGTCTTTTACGAGCTCCGGAATGTATATTGATTACGGGGTTTCCGAATCCGAAAACGCTCGATTTGAAAAGCAAAAAGTTTTAACCGAATTCCAGGGTGCCGACGGTGCCGGGAACATAATGTACGTTGAGGTTGAGCCGGGCCAACAACCGCCAACCTTCACGCCTTTTAACGCTGGTTCGGGGGTTGATAATCGTTTTGAATACCATGAGAAAAGCGTTGAGCAATCGATTGTAAAATGTTTCGCAATCCCGAATATTTTAGCGGGCGTTCTGCAACCTGGGAGCTTGGCAACGAGCTCAGAATTGATTGAAGCGTATATTATTTATAACTCAGAAACCGAACCGGACCGGATCGTTTTCGAAGAACAGTTTACCAGATTAATTGGCAAACCGGTTAACATTTTACCCCTGGAATTAAACACGGGCGCAAACTCTAATACAGCCGTTTTGCCGAACGATAATAATATTCCCGCATTGAGCGCCGAAAAGGAAGTGAAAGTTCCGCAAAACGCCTTAAACCGCGTTCAGATCAACTTATTGACTGATATATTAACGAACGTCGCAAGCGGCGTTTACCCGTTTGAAACTGGTAAGGCGATTATAGGAGCTTCGTTTCCTGTTCTGGCAAATGATCAAATTGAACAAATTTTAAATCCATTTAGACAAAATGCAAACGGTTAAATTAATTACGGTTTCAGATATTCAAATGTTCCGGGCGATTTCGGATAACGTTCCAGAATCCCGCCTTGATCCTTACATTTTAGAAGCTCAGGAAATGGATCTTTACGAGCTGCTTGGGAAGGATTTATATTTAAAACTTTTTGAAGAAATAACGCCACCGACATTCCCCGCAACATTCTTTTACCCTGAGCTAAAAGAGCATTACGCCGGGTTCCTATGTTATTCGGCTTATGCCAGGTTACTTTCACAAAACCAGACAACAATAACCGCTTACGGGGTTGTATCTAAAAAAACTGATTTTTCGGACCTGGTTCCGGAACCTACATTACAAAGAACCATTCAGGCGGCACGCGGTTCGGCGCAAGAATACGCGAAAAGATTAATTACTTTTTTAAATGATAATTCCGAATTATATCCTGAATGGTTAAATAGCTGCAATTATAAAGGCAGAATAAACCATGCCGGGACGGCTTATTTAGGCGCTGTTCGTGGAAATAAAAGTATTTTCAATCGAAATAACTTTTAAATGGACGTTACGATAACGAATTCAGGCGGTAAAATTGAGATTATTGATTTACGCAACGGAAGATCTAACAATTATACAGTCCTAAAAGACGGGTTACGCCTGTTTAATTTAGGGGACGTTGTCCGGATTACTTTTGTTAATCTTAGAAGTATTGAAATTAATTATTCCGAGGTTGAGTTAATTAACGGATCGACTAACATTTTACCAACTTCCGGCGCTAATTTTTTAGTAGAATTAAATAATATTTTAGGGGATTTCGGCGCGGGTGGTGGCGCAACATCTTTAGAAGATTTAA